CAAGATGCCTTGAACGCCATAAATCAAATGATTGATTCGTGGAATACTGAGCGTCTGGCCGTGTTTTCAACGGAAGATCAGATCTTTCTTTGGCCGACCGACACCATCACCCGCACGCTGGGGCCAACCGGCGACTTTGTGGGCAATCGTCCTATTCTGATTGACGATGCAACGTACTTCCGCGATCCGCAGACCAATGTGTCTTACGGCATCAAGCTGATCAATCAGCAGCAGTACGATGGCATTGCGGTCAAGACCGTGACCAGCACCTACCCGCAGGTCATGTTCGTCAACAACACGTACCCCGACATCACCATGACCATTTATCCGAAGCCCACACGGCTTTTGGAGTGGCATTTTGTGTCGGTGGAACAATTGACTAAGCCCGCAACGCTTAACACCACCTTGTCCTTCCCGCCGGGCTATCTGCGGGCGTTCAAATACAACTTGGCGATGGAAATTGCCAACGAGTTTGGTGTTGAGCCTATGCCGCAGGTTGTGCGGATTGCCATGACGTCCAAGCGTAATCTGAAGCGCATCAACAACCCAGATGACGTAATGTCCATGCCGTACTCGCTGGTTGCTACCCATCAGCGCTACAACATTTACGCTGGCAATTATTAATAAATAGGCAACTACTAAACCGTGAAAACGCCCATCTTAGGCCAATCCTATGTGGCTCGCAGCGTCAACGCTGCGGATAGCCGCATGGTCAACCTGTACCCCGAAGCCACACCGGCGCCAGAGGGTAACGAGCCTGCGTACCTGAACCGGGCGCCCGGTTTGCGTAAGCTGGCAACCGTCGGTACCGGCCCTATCCGTGGGCTGTGGTCTTACGGTGACTACGGCTACGCCGTGTCAGGCGCGCGTCTGTACCGCATCGACACTAGTTGGAACGTGACGCCAATCGGTGGTGTGTCGGGCACTGGCCCCGTGTCGATGGTCGATAACGGCACGCAGCTCTTCATTGCGGCAAACCCTGACGGCTACATCTACGACGCGGCGACTGAGGCGTATGCTGAGATTACCGACGTGGATTTCCCAGGTGCGGTAACAGTCGGCTATCTGGATGGTTACTTTATCTTTCAGGAGCCTAATTCAGACCGTTTCTGGACGTCTGAGCTGCTCGATGGCACACAGATTGACCCGCTGAGTTTTGCCAGCGCTGAAGGTATGCCCGACAAGCTAATATCGCTGTTTGTCGACCATCGTGAGGTGTGGCTGTTCGGCACGCAGTCCGTTGAGGTCTGGTACGACGCTGGCACAACGCCGTTCCCGCTGGCTCGCATCCAAGGTGCGGTCAACGAGCTGGGCTGCGCTGCGACTTACTCGGTTGCCAAGATGGACAATTCGCTGTTTTGGCTGGGGGCAGACGCCCGTGGCCAAGGCATTGTGTTTCGGGCGCAGGGCTACTCTGGCCAGCGGGTGTCCACCCACGCGGTCGAGTACGCTATCCAGAGCTATGGCACGATCTCAGACGCGATCGGCTTTACGTATCAGCAGGACGGCCACTCGTTCTATGTGCTGACCTTCCCAACAGCCCAAAAAACGTGGGTGTTTGACATGGCTACCCAAGCCTGGCATGAGCGCGCCGGGTTTGCTAACGGCGAATTCATTCGCCACCGCGCCAACTGCCAGATGTTCTTCAACAACGAAGTGGTAGTGGGCGACTTCCAGAACGGCAAAATTTACGCGTATGACTTGGACGTGTTTGCCGACGACAACCTGCCACAGAAATGGCTGCGGTCATGGCGGGCGCTGCCGACCGGCCAGAACACCTTGAAGCGTACCGCCCAGCACACCCTGCAGTTGGAGTGCGAGACGGGCGTGGGGTTAACAGGCAATAGTCAACACGTTGCAACAATAAAAAACATTTTAGCTACCCAAACTAATCAAGCACTGCTTACCGAAAACGGTGCTTATATTGTTGCAAATGAAATTATTGCTAGTCAATATGTACAAGGCAGTGATCCGCAAATCATGCTGCGGTGGTCAGACGATGGCGGCCACACTTGGTCGAACGAACACTGGACGGGCATGGGCAAGATCGGCAACTACGGCTATCGTGCCTTCTGGCGTCGTCTTGGCATGACCGACAAGTTGCGTGACCGCGTGTACGAGGTGTCGGGCACCGACCCCGTCAAGATCGCTATTATGGGCGCCGAACTTGTGTTGACCGGCACCAATGCCTAACCCAGATAACGAGCCACAGATACCCAAGAACCAGTCGCCGATTACCGACGACCGGACGGGCATGGTCTCGCGGGATTGGTATCGGTTCTTCTTAAACCTGCTCAACAAGGCCAACACCGGCGGCGGGTCAGGTACGGTCACCTCGGTCAACGTCTCCGGCGGCACTACGGGCTTGACGACGTCCGGCGGGCCGGTCACAACGTCAGGCACCATCACACTAGCAGGTACGCTCAATGTCGCTAACGGCGGCACAGGCGCCACTACTGCGGCAGGGGCTCGCACGAACCTGAGTGTGCCCAGCACAACGGGATCCGGCGCGTCAGGTACGTGGGCTATCGACATCACCGGCAACGCTGCTACGGTCACCAACGGCGTCTATACAACAGGTTCATACGCTGACCCTACGTGGATCACATCGATCGCAGGCAGCAAGGTTACAGGCAACATCAGCGGCCAAGCCGGCAGCGTGGCTAACGCCTTAACTGCAGGCACGGGTATTTCGTACAGCGTCGGTACGACCTACAACGGTTCGGTAGCTGTCACCATCAACAACTCAGCACCTGACCAAACGGTGTCGCTGACCGGCGGTACAGGCATCAGCACGTCGGGCACGTACCCCAACTTTACGATCACCAATACGCTGCCCATGACCTACCCTGGGGCGGGTATTCCCAACTCGACAGGCACGGCGTGGGGCACGTCGTACAGCACAACTGGGTCAGGCACGGTGGTGGCGCTAGCCACATCCCCCAGCTTTACCACACCGATTCTAGGTACACCGCAATCGGGCAACTTTAGCACCGGCACGTTTACTTGGCCGACCTTTAACCAGAACACCACAGGGTCGGCTGCCACGTTGACCACGGGCAGAACTATCTCTATTACAGGCGATTTAGCTTACACCAGCCCTAGTTTTGATGGCTCTGCTAATGTCACCGCAGCCGGCACGCTGGCCACCGTTAATGCCAACGTGGGCAGCTTCACAAACGCCTCAATTACGGTCAACGGCAAAGGTTTGATTACGGCGGCGTCTAGCGGCACCGCGCCGGTCACCTCAGTCACAGGCACGTCGCCCGTTGTGTCGTCTGGCGGCGCAACGCCGGCTATTAGCCTAGCGTCAGGATATGGCGACACGCAGAACCCGTATGCCAGCAAGACGGCGAATTTCTTTTTGGCTGCCCCTAACGGTTCGGCGGGCGTGCCGACTTTCCGCGCCATCGTAGCTGCCGACGTACCCACGCTAAACCAGAACACGACCGGCACAGCCAGCAACGTTACTGGCGTAGTGGCGATCGCCAACGGCGGTACTGGCCAGACGACTGCCAGCGCAGCATTCAACGCCTTGTCGCCAATCACCACCACAGGCGACCTGATTATCGGCAACGGCACAAACAGTGCAACCCGACTGCCGATTGGGGCGAACAATTTTGTGCTGACATCAAACGGCACGACAGCCGTTTGGGCGGTGGCTAGTGGCTCGGGCGCAACCATTACAAATGACACCTCAACGTCCACGAACGTCTACCCGACGTTTGCGGCTGCGACCTCTGGCGCGCTGTCGACCATCTATACCAGCAACGCAAAACTACTATACAAACCTAGCACGGGTGAATTAACATCCACGGCAGTGGTGGCATCAAATGGCATATTTGTCAATAATTTAACTATTAACACCAGCTATACGATTGCCACGGGCACGTCCGGCATGTCGGCAGGGCCAATTACGGTGGCAAGTGGCGTAACGGTAACGGTGGCCAGTGGGTCACGATGGGTGGTAGCGTGAACGAAATTACTGAACATTTTGTGCCAAACCGCGAGCAAATTGATCGATTGCAGGCCGAAATGGCCTTAATGCCTCAAGCGGAACTTGTTACAGAACATCATTTTTCACCCGGCATGTACATGCGTAAAGTGTTTCGCCCGGCGGGCACTTTAATTGTAGGTAAAGTGCATAAAGAACCACATTTCTTTTTATGCGCTATGGGTGAAATTGTGGCGTGGACTGAAAACGGTATGGTGACTTTATTGCCCGGCGATGTGGTTGAATCGCAGCCCGGCACCAAACGCGTCACAATGGCGGTGACAGATTCGATTGGCATTACGATTCACCGTACAGACAAAACAGATTTAGATGAAATTGAGGCTGAACTGTTAGAGCCCGACACAACCGCGTTGTTTGACGCGCGTAATAATGTCAAAACGGATTTAATTGAAGGAGCAACATTATGACTTGGGTCGCCGCAGCTATTGCCGGAAGCGCCGTTATTGGAGGCTACGCAAGTAGTAGAGCAGCTAAAACGCAAGCGCAAGCCGCAGATCGTGCAACTGAAGCGCAAGAACGCATGTTCAACCGTCAGGTTGAGCTACAGGAGCCGTTTCGCCAAGCGGGCGTCAATGCGCTGCCTGAGCTGATTGAGGCGTCACGTTACACGCCGTTTGGCATGGAACAGTTTCAACAAGACCCCGGTTATCAGTTCCGGCTTAAGGAAGGGTTGCGAGCGTTAGAACAGCGCGCAGCCGCAGAAGGAACGCGGGTATCCGGCAATCAGTTACGAGGCTTAGTGCAATACGGTCAAAATTTGGCGAGCCAAGATTGGATAAATTCATTTAACCGCTATCAGGCCGAACGTGCTGCTCGCTTGAACCCGCTGCAAAGTTTGACGGGCATGGGCCAAAGCACCGCTGCAAATGTGGCGGGGCAAGCCGGCCAATTAGGGCAGTCGATGGCGTCCAACATTATTGGCGCGGGTAATGCCCGCGCGTCTGGCTATATGGGTATGGCCAACGCGTTGACTAGCGGTCTTGGGCAGTATTTAAATTACTCGCAAGGGCAAGATATGATTGCTGCGTATAACGCGCGAAATCCTTCCGTGAACCCAACTTCTGCAGGAATGCAAGGTGGAGGCACTAACGTTAGGAGTACTACTCCTTGGGGCGGAATAAGCTAGGATTAAACTATGGCACAAATTGACCCAAATATCGCGATGGGCTTTCGCCCGATTCAAATTGAATCGCCCATCAATCAAATGGCTGCCATATCGCAGCTAGAAAACGCGCGTCAGCAACAGCAGATGAACATGCTGCAAATGCAGGAGTACGCACGTAAAGCAAGAGAAGATCAAGATTTAGCGTCGCAACGTAATGCTTTGGCGCAGATTCACAGCAACTTGCCGCCCGGCGTAAAGATTGGTTCCGAGCAATATCTTAACATTGTCGCTTCCAAAGCCCCCCGCTTTTTGCCCGATGTTATGGATCAGCAAATTAAGCGCGAAGGGTTACTCGCGCAACGCGAACTACGCGAAGCTCAGACTGAAGAACGTCAATTTCAATTAGGGCAAAAGAAAGAAGAATTATCGCGAACCAAAATTAAACAGGCTATTGCGGATATCGCTGACTTTGACGATTTAGAAAGCATTAACGCAGACATAGATCGAAAACTTGCTTCGGGCGAATTATCCCAAGACCAGGCAGCACAAATTCGATCAAAGTTACCTGCTGATAATGCGGGCGTGCCTGCTTGGCAACGTCAGACGTTATTAAGCTTAATGGATTTAAAAGACCGCGTCACGGAACAAGCCAAACTTAAAGAATCTACAGCACCCAAGTGGGAACTTAGAAAAGTGGGTGAGCGCGAAATTTTAGTTGACACTAACCCAAAGAGCGCAACCGTTGGCCAGATGAAGCCTAACGTAGAGCCTTTAGTTGACACTACGCCAAAGCCCATACAGATTAAGGTGGGTGAAAAGATTTTTTACCGCGACATGAACCCAAATAGTGCTACTTACGGAACTAATATTGGGGATGTATTTGTCGATGAAGACCCTAAATGGACTGCGCGGGATGTTGGCGGAAAGATTGTTTACGTCGATGAAAATACTAACAGTTCAACTTTTGGTCAGCAAAAAACGGACGCGGAGCTTACTAAGACCGCCGCGCCTACTGCAGTTACCGAAAGCCCACTAGCGCGGTTAGAGCGTGAACGAGCAGAAATTGCCGCTAAAAATCCAAATGATCCGCGACTTAAGCGTTACGACGAAGCAATAGGCAAAGAGACTGGTGGTACGCCTCCTGAAATAGTGCGTGAGTATGAGTACGCGCTAAAAAATAATCAGATCCCTAAAACTATGACGTTGCTGCAGTTTAAAGAACGTCTTGCGCAGGCGGGGCGCCCAATATCAAACACCATTAATCAACCAGCGCCAACCGTTACGATGGTGCTTGACCCCGCCGATCCTACGCGTATGCTGTCCATTAATGCTAGGGAGTACCGAGGTGGGTCATTAGGTTCGCCTGGCGTTATTGGTATCGCCGGCAAAGAGCCTACTGTAGGTAAGAAGCAGGAGGCTAAAGAAGCAGCGCAAGACAACGCGGGCAACATTATTGCGCAGCTGCGCCAGAGCTTTGATCGTTTGGATCAACTTGGTGGCATAACGTCTACGCAAAACAGAGCTGGAACTAATGTATTGGCAGGCTTGAGTTCGTCTGGGTTTGGGCAAGCTACAGGTCGTTTGTTTGGTACAGAAGTTCAGTCCGAACGTAACAAAATTCAGCAAACACGGCCATTGCTTATGACTACCATCATGCAAGCGATGGGTATAAGTGCAAAACAGTTGGATTCCAACGCTGAATTGAAATTGTGGCTGTCTGCAGCAACCGATCCAACCTTAGATTTGCAGGCGAATAAATCTGCGTTAGCTAATTTAGAGCGCATGTTGACCAACAAAAATGCTGCAGCTGCAGCACCTAAACCAACAACCACACCTAACGCGCCGGCGGTAGGTACAGTAAAAGACGGCTACAAGTTTAAAGGTGGTAATCCTGCGGACAAAAACAACTGGGAAAAGGTGAAATAAATGGCCGGCCCTTGGGAGCAATATCAATCCGTACCGGCTGAAGATATAGGCCCGTGGAGCGGGTATCAGACGATGCCTGCAGTTGCGCTAGAAGAGCCGCCTGCAGGTGAGATACCCGGCCCTCGCCGGCAAATCCCCGCGTGGGCAAAAGATTACCCCGGCCTGTACGAAACCGCGCAAGGCGCGCGTCAACTGCTTGGGCCAGCCATTGAAGCCGGCGGTGCGGTGAGCGGCGCGGCGTTAGGTTCTTTGGGCGGCCCTCCTGGCACTGTCATGGGTTCTGCTGCGGGCTATGGTTTAGCTACAGGCGCCCTACGTCAAGCCGATGTTTTGCTTGGTAACGTGCCTGAGATGACGATGGGTGAAGGCTTGGAAGCTGGCGCCCGCGATCTGTTGATGGGGGCTATTTTTGAAGCGGGCGGTCAGGTCGCTGCACCTTACATTGATAAAGCGCTGCAGTTGGGTAGCCGAGGCGTGGGTTGGCTGTATGACACGCTGTCAGGTCAAATAGGCGCGCAAAAAGCCGCCAAGATACTGCGTGACTCATTAGGTGTTGATGTTGGCGCTGCCCGCGCGTTAGCGCGCACAGCACCAACGGATGTTACCGCCGCGCAGTCAATTGCTGGGTTGACGTCTCCCACCACGCAAGCGTTGCTAGAGCAAGCGGCCAAGCGTGATCCGCGCTACATGCTGACTACAGCTGAAGCGCAGGAAGCAGCGCGAATCAATCAACTCGCGCAGTTGGCAGGCGCTGAGACGCAGACTGGCGCTAGAGGCGCGCAGCAACAAGCCAAAACAGAATTGCGTAATGAGTTAATACCCCAGCTTGAACAAGAAATGGCAGCAGCTAATGTGGCGGGCGTGTTAAAGCCACAGCTACAAGCGCAAGCCGAACGTATGGGCACCGTTGCTGCGCAAAAGGTTCAAGATGTTCGTCGTATGGCGCCAGCAGCCGAACGATTGGCTAGAACGGGCAGCGAACGAGGTGCTGCCGAGCGTGGTCTGCCTGTGCCGGGGCGCTACACCTACGAAGGTGAGTTAGCCAAACGCGCTGATGAGGTAGCAACACAAGCCGCTGAAGGCTCGCTTATTTTTGGCGAGGCATCGCGGTTTGCCACAGCAGCAGCTAACAGTCTTGAGGCACACGGGTTAAAGCCGCTCAAAGGCGACGCGATTGTTGCCAGCATTGAGAAGACGTTGGCTGACCCCAAGCTTGCGCCAGGCAATCGTGACTTGCAACGCGCGTTGCGCCGCGTGGCCAGTGACATTCAGCAGTGGACGAATCTGGGTGGCGTCATTGACGCTTGGGCGCTAGACACCATTCGCAAAAATTCGGTCAATGCGGTGGCCAAACAGTTGTACCCAAATGACGCTAGAGCCCAAAAAGAACTTGCCGGAAAAGTGCTGGAAAGCGTACGTCCATCCATTGTGAAAGCAGTGGAAGACGCGGGCGGCAAAGGTTATGGCGCGTATTTGGAAGCTTACTCGCAAGGCTTAAAAGCGGTTAGCGAAAAGAAGATGAGCGCCAAAGCGTTAGAGATGTACCAAAGCGATCCAAACGCTTTTATTAAGTTAGTCGAGGGCAACAACCCAAAAGAAGTTGAAAAAGTATTTGGCGCGGGTAGTTACGACATCGTTAAAGAGATGAGCGCCAAAGCCATGCAGGTATTCAAGAGTGTGGCTGGCGAAATCAAACGCGACGTTAGCGTTACAAAGCAAGCTGGTGCTGGCCGCGATGCGTTGCGTGAGCTGCTAGAAGCGAATCAATCCAAATTCCGGTTTCCTAGTTTTGCTTTTAGCCGAACCACTACTACCGCTAACGTGGCTTTAGATGCCTTGTCAGAGAAACTGGGCAAGGACGTCATGAATAGATTGACGGAAGCTGCCAAGTCTGGCCAGAATATGGCTAAACTGATTGACACTTTGCCGGCTGTTGAGCGTAAAAAAGTGTTGCGGCTGCTAAACAATCCGCAAGAATGGATGGTCATACCCAAAGAGGGCCGTGGGGCGGCGACGGTTAACATGCTGGCACCGGACAATCAGAACAATCTGAGGAAATAAATGGCATCCCTAACCCCAACACCCAAGCAGCAGTTCTTCGACGCTAACGGCAACCCGCTGGTTGCCGGTAAGGTCTACACCTACGCCGGCGGCACGACAACGCCTATTGCGACGTACACCGACCAGACTGGTGCGACTGCCAACACGAACCCGATCATTCTTGACTCGCGCGGCATGGCCAACATCTGGCTGCAGCCGACCATCGCGTACAAGTTCTTAATCACCGACGAGAACGACGTAACGCAATACACCACGGACAATATCCTGGTGCCCGTGGACAACCTGTCGTTCGCTTCACCCCCGCCGATTGGTGACGTGGCGCCTAACACCGGCGCGTTCACGACCCTCTCAGCCACGCAGAATGTCACCTTCTCAGGCACGGGTTACGTCCAGATGCCAGTAGGTGCCACGACTGATAGGCCAGGCACGCCAGCAGAAGGCATGCTGCGCTACAACAGTACGCTGGATGTCTTTGAGGGGTTTAGCAATAACCAGTGGGGTCAGGTAGGCGGCGCGGCGGGTGCGACAGGCGGCGGTAACGACGAGGTGTTCTACGAGAATGACCAGACGGTCACGATCAGCTATACAATCCCGTCAACCAAGAACGCCATGACGACCGGCCCGATTACGCTGGGTGCTGGTTTTAGTGGTGACGGCAGTATCGCAGGCACAACCTTGACGATTGCCACGGTGACTACCGGCGCGCTGGGTGTGGGTTCGGTCATTACTGGATCGGGCGTGACTGCGGGTACGACGATCACGGCGTTGGGCACTGCAACTGGGGGCATTGGCACGTACACAGTCAGCGCTTCGCAGTCGGTATCATCTACGACGATTACTGCTGCGGTAATTGTCACCGTCTCGTCCGGCGCTCGGTGGGTGGTCTTGTGACTTTTTAAGGATAAATTATGGCTTCTTTAGTTCTAGCAGGCGACACCAGCGGATCGATTACGGTATCGGCTCCTGCAGTCGCGGGTAGTACAACACAGACTTTAGTGAATGTCACGGGTACGTTAGCGCCTGTGGTATCGGGTACGGCTGTAGCATCGACCAGCGGAACCAGCATTGATTTTACTGGCATACCGTCATGGGCTAAGCGGGTTACGGTGATGTTTCAAAGTGTGTCTACCACTGGAACAAGCAATTATGTAGTCCGCATCGGTAACTCAACGTTTACGGCTACCGGGTATGTTTCCGCTATGACGTATGTCAATACTACCCCCAGTAATTCTACTGTAGGAACATCAGATACTACGGGTTATATTCTAACTAGAGATACCGGCGCGGCGGTTAGTTTTACTGGAATAATGAGAATATGTTTACTGTCAAATTTTGTCTATGTGGCTTCGTTTAATGCGATAGGTGGTACCGGTGGCCCTACCTATCAAGGCGCTGGATTTCTAAATCTTGGGTCTGTTTTAGACCGCGTTCGAATTACCACGCTAGGTGGCACAGACACTTTTGACGCTGGCTCAATCAACATCCTTTACGAGTAAGAGGTCATCATGGCTGGAATTGTTGTAGCAGATACACTGCAAGCCGATAGCACTAGCACACTGGTGCTGAAAAACGGCGTTGCGAACACGCCGCCTACCGTACAGGATAGTGCTGGTACGCAGATTGGTACGTTCTGTCGTGCGTGGGTGAACTTTAATGGCACCGGCACAGTGGCCATTCGTGCGTCGTTTAATGTGTCGAGTATTACGGATAACGGTACGGGTGACTATACGGTAAATCTAACGACTGCAATGAGTGATGTAAATTATTCAGCGGTTTATGGGGCGGGTGAAGGAACTGCTGGAAGCGGGGCAAGAATAGCGGCTCAATCAGGAAATACAACTACAACGCAAAGAGTAGCTATACGAAACCTATCAAATAGTTTACAAGATGCAGAACAAGTTAATGTGTCCATCTTCCGCTAAAGGACAGCCATGAAAAGAATCCTTTTTCCTAACGACGATGGTGGTGTTGCTATCATCATCCCGACTGAATCGCTTGATCTGGCGATGAAAGACATCCCGTCCGGCAAGCCGTACCTAATCGTTGACGCTGCTGACATTCCGGCTGACCGTGAGTTCCGCAATGCGTGGACGGCTGACTTTACTGATGCAAAGGTGAAAGCATGATAGTCATCGACATTGACAAGGCTAAAGCCATCACAAAGAGTAGGCTTCGTGCTGAACGTGCCCCGCTGCTTGCAGCGCTTGATGTGGCATTCCAACGTGCGCTGGAGTCTGGTAGCGATACGGCTGCGATTGTTGCTGAGAAACAGCGGCTGCGTGACATTACTAACCTAGTAGATACCTGCACGACTACGGATGAATTGAGGAGCCTGACATGCCAGTAACTATTAGCGGCACCGATAACTTTATCCTGAACGCTGACTCTCTAGGAACAGCCGTTGCAGGTGCGTTGGATTATAACGGTACAGCACTCTACTTCACACCAGCAGGTACTCAGCGTGGTGTCGTGCCGGGCGCTCAGTTCTTCCGTTTGGATTCTGCTTTGGTAGGTGCTAACGTCAACACAGCGCAAAGCTTGCTTGGAGTTGGTGTTACGCTGTCATCAAGTACAGTATATGCGTTTAAAGGTTTTTTTGCGTTAAGCAAATCAGCAGGAACTACTTCACATTTCCCCAGTATGGGTTTTGGTGGTACAGCTACCATTAATAATATTGGGTACAACACAACAGCGTTAACTAGCTCTTCGTTTACTCAAGTTGTACAGCCCGGCGCGTTTATGTATATTGCAACTGCCGCCGCAACTCAAATTGAAGCTGGAACAGCTAATGCGGCGCAATTTTTGCGGTTTTATGCCGAAGGCACAGTTTCGGTCAACGCTGGTGGCACGTTTATCCCGCAGTACACGTTGTCAGCAGCGCCGGGCGGTGCGTACACCACAGCTGCAGGTAGCTACTTTTTGATTTACCCCATCGGCGCATCGGGCGCTAACGTGAACGTAGGTACGTGGGCATAACATGGATTCGCAAGTTCTTTTCAATATCGCGGTGGCCATCGCCGGTTTCTTCGGCGGCTGGGTGTTGAACAACATCCACCGATCCATCGACCGGTTGGACACCGACGTGCGGGCGCTACCGCACACCTATGTGACCCGCGAGGATTACAAGGAGGACATGCGCGACGTCAAAGAGATGCTGTCTAAAATTTTTGAGAAGCTCGACCACAAGCAGGACAAATAACCTCTGGGAGGCGTTATGAAAAGCTACTTTCTTGCCCGTGCTAAAGA